ACGCTTATAATTCAGCAACTGAGAAAGATGAATGGATAGATACCGTACCTGAGGTACAAACTGAGGGCGACTATCAAGAATTGGTCATACGATTTAATGCCTGCCAGAGCGTGCTACCTGGCTCTAGGCATCCAGATGGAATGATCTATAAATGGCTTAGTTACAACGATGGAATGCCCGCTAATGCGCCGGGATGGCTGTTAGATGCTGTACGTCCATATAGAAAGCCGGTTCAATTCCTAAGTACAGATGAGCTTGAGGAATTAACAGCAGATGTAGGTGCCGATACAATGCTTCCGCCTAAACAAATTAGGGGTTGGTTTTTCCGAGAAGAAGTACAGGCAAAACTACGTCCTCGGTTGGAAGATCTTGTATTTCAACATTCCACATTCGACGAATACGGATGGACACTGCGTTCGGGTTCCAAACCTCAAATGCTTTCAGGGTGCCCTTGGCATGGAGGCAAGAGCGGGACGGCATTCCAGTACTCACTGGATACAGGATGCTGGGACTGTAAAGCGTGCGGTGTGCATGGTGATGTTTTAGACTTTATACATAAAGTACGGACAGGTAAGAAACACGCCCCTCGTCCACAAGGGGGGGATTTAGAGACTTATGTAGCTGAAATAGCGACAGCTATTGGTTACTCTTATCCCGAAGACGCGCAGCTGCAAGTTGTTAAATCTATTGAAACGCCTCGTCTAGTGATGAACGAGCGTGAGTTTCATGAAGCGCTGATACGCATACATGATACTGAATTAAACCCCGCTATTCGAATAGGCCGTATGGCGGGGTTAGCTGCTGAGACTGGTCGCCGCCTAACCGGTCAGCAGTGCTTAGCTGCTATGGACGAATACAGATACTATGAATCATCTAGGGAATCCAATCTTAAGAAAGCCTGGTGGCAAGAAATTGAACGAATGACCTTTGTTATTCCTAACCTGCTGCAAAAACCCACTCAAGTCATGCTTCATGCTGCTGGCGGACTCGGGAAGACATCGGCTTGCATGGGTTTGGCTACAGCCATCGGCCGGGGGATCCCCATGCGGATTCGGGGCATTGAACTACCCCTACGACAGGGCCCAGTGCTGTGGATACAAAATGATCAGAGCGCTGCCAAGCTGGTGCAAGACTGCGAAGACAATGGAATTGATCTAGCTACAGACTCCTGGTTCATTGTAAAGAAGGGCTTTCAGCTTAACCACACCCATGAGTTCGGAGAGTGGATTAAGCAATACAAGCCAGCATTAGTCGTAGTAGATAGTATCGGTTCATGTAGTACAAAAATGCAAGTAGAGGAAAAAGACAAAGCTTTTGCTTCACCTTTTTACTACTACGGAGAAAAGAACGGGTCTCCTGACGGCTTCCCTGCTACCAGCATCATTTGGATTCACCACGACAACGCGCAGGGTGGTGCTCGCGGTACGCGATACCTCACAGCGGCAGTAGACGAGCAATGGCACCTCCGTAAGCCGTCAGACGAGGAGCGGGAGAAAATGCGGGAGCGGCGCCTGGTGCCATCCAGCTGCAGGCTGATCCAGATCCGGAAGAGCCGCCTGGGCCGAGAAGGTGATCTGCTGGTGGTGGAGCGGGACGCTGATTTCGCGTACTCGGTGTGGGATTGGACGCCGACAGAGCGGCGGGAGGACGAGGGGCAGGGGGATCCAGAGCCACACACCATGGCGCTGAGGATCGTCAAGGACGCTGTGCAGCGTGCTCGGGGGGAGTCTGGGGGAGGTCCGGACCGGGTGACCGCCAAAGAGGTCTGGGAGCGCCTGGGAGAGGAGATGACGGGACAGGCGAGGAAGACGCCTTCAATCAAGACAGTGAAGCGCTGGTTGGATCGCTGGGTGGTGGGTGGCGTGCTCGTGGAGGGGAAAAAGCGGTCCGTTCTCGGGAGCGACAAACCGGTGCCCTCCTATACGCTTCCCCCCTCGCGCGCGCGTGCGTTGTCCATGGATGAGTGTCTTTTATCCATTGCTCCCCGAGAACGATTGCAGGAACAGGAAAAAGCAACGGACACAAGAGAGACGGAAGCGGAGGTTGTCCGTTGCTCTGACGAGGAGCAACCTGTTTCTGAAAGCAAAGGACACGCAACCGGTTCAGAAAATTTTGTCCGTTCCAATTTCCTAGTCCCCGAGGGCGATCTCGGTGAGCAAGGAGCAAAAGACATCCCCACACAGATATCACGCGCGCGCGCGGAGGCTCTGGGAGAGGATGACGACTGGAGCTGGCCGATATAGCCCTAGTCCCTAGAGGTGGAACTCCCGGGACTATTTACCTGCGGGCCGGAACACCTCTACTAGCTCCACTTTTATTTTATCGTTTCTTTACGAGGTACTAACCGCCATGCCTTCTGACAAAGTGCTGAACCGTAAGCAGGTTCTAGACAAAGCTGACTATGTGTTTGTAGGAGGTCCTGAAGACCATGTACTGTTTGTAAAAGCAGTCAAGCGCCTTAAAGAGGAGACTGTACTAGGGGTAGACACTGAAACTACGGGGCTAGACTTCACAGTAGACAATGTGCGACTAATACAAGTCGCGTCAAAGAATTTTACATTGATAGTGGACATTGAAGGATGGAGAGATTTTAAGAGTAATAAAGTTGAATGGGAATTTCCTGAGATGAAGCTGTTAAAAGAGCTTTTAGAATCGGAAATACCTAAGGTGCTGCAGAACGCTACTTTCGATTTGAACTTCTTAAGAAGTGAAGGGGTGGTATTAGGTGGCCCGCTGTTCGATACTATGATCGCTAGTAGTATTATAAACAACGGAACAGGTGCTAAAAACGACCTAGGCTCCATCGCACAGCGGATTTTAAAATATGAACTTCCGAAAGAATTACAAAAAGCGAATTGGGCTGGAGATATTGATGACCAAATGCTTCTGTACGCCGCTCGTGATGCTATGTGTTTACCGCATTTATCGGAAGAGTTAATAGCTGCATTGATGCAGGCTAGGACAAAAGAAAACGTCACTTTGTACAATATTTTTGCATTAGAAATGAATGTTTTACGTCCTGTGGCGCTTATGCAGTGGTACGGCTTTAAGTTCGACGTACCAAACGCATTGTCACTGTACGACGCTCTTATACTGAAAGCTGACGGGTTAAAAACCGCATTTTTAGAGAATCTGGACACTCATATTAAAGAGAGGCACCCTAGCGAGCCAGCACTATGGATGCCTAGAGAAGACGACGGTATCGTTAATACCAGAGCTAAAGACACTGGGTCTGTCCGCTTAGGGACTAAACAGTACAAGGGTTTTAATCCCGCATCGACACAGCAGATGGCAGTAGCATTTAATAATGCGGGTATCATTCTGCCGCCTGGTGCGGAGGGTAAAACAAGTCTTGATCAGAACTTATTAGCGTTTATACGGCAGAAGTATGAATTAGTCGATCAGTATTTGACATGGAAATCATCGGCGAACCAAGTTACTAGCATCCAAAAGCTCATTGAAGCGGTCGGGCCGGACGGTCGGATTCATGCGGGGTACAGGCAGATGGGGACCAAGACAGGGCGGCTCAGTTGCGCTGGTCCCAATCTGCAGCAAGTCGATCGTAGTCCGGAGTTTAGAAGTAAGTTCGTAGCGGAAGATGGTTATGTTCTTGTGGTCGCAGACTTCTCACAGGTTGAGCTGCGAGTAGCGGCAGAACTTTCAGGGGAAGAACGCATGTTAGAGGCTTACAAAGCTGGCAGGGACCTTCACACCGAGACCGCGACCTTAATCACAGGCGTCGAAAGCGAGAAGATCACCAAAGCGCAACGAACAAGTGCAAAAATTGCAAACTTTGGTCTGCTATACGGTGCCGGTCCAGCAACTTTGAGAAAGCAAGCTATGGCTGAATATAATATTGATATGAGCGCTTCTGAAGCAAAAGAAATTGTAGATGGTTTTAGAACAGCATACCCAACGCTTTATAGATGGCAGCAAGTCGAGGGGTCCAGAACTTCTCCGGCTGTACTCACGCTCTCGGGGAGGCGCAGGGTTCTGAAAGGGTTTGATGACAAGTACACCACCCGAATAAATACTCAGGTGCAGGGGACGGCTGGAGATATTGCAAAAGGAGCCATAGGCCGGATATGGCGCGAGGTTTCAAGAGCTCCGGAGGGGCAGTGCCGCCTTATTGCGATGGTTCATGACGAGATCGTGCTAGAGGTTGAGACTAGGTTTGCTGACTACTGGAGCGAGCGCCTGCGGGAATGTATGGAGAGGGCGGGGGCATCGATCTGCGAGAAAGTGCCCATCGTGGCCGAGGTGTCCAAGGGGGCTACTTGGGCTGACGCAAAATGACCTGTTCTGGTTTGGTTGCTTTTTCCCACAGCACGGGTTAGGCTAAAAACGCATTCCTTTCATTCCAATGCTGACAGGCGACGAACTGGTTTCATTTGTCCAAGCCAACCCTGGCATTTCTGAAACTGACTTAGCTAGCGGAGCTGGGTACGTGCGGACGACCACTTCAGGAAAGCCGCAAGTGCTGAAGAAGAGCTTCATGACGCAGCTGCTCGCTGCTAAGGATCTGAAAGTCGGTGCTGATCCGAATCGGAACAGGGGCAAAGCAGCACAGTATGTCACAACTGTTCACACGAATGGTGTGATGCTGCTGGGCAAGACCTACACAGAGGACGCAGGCTTCGATCCCGGTGACAAACTGCAGATTGTTGTCTCTCCTGGCGAAGTTCGGGTAGTGCTCCTCCAACGGGCGGCTGAAGTCGAGCCTCGGGATTCCAAGGGCCGGTTCAAGAAAAAAGAAGCGGAACTCGAAGCCGTTGCTGCGTGAGCGTTGATCACAGAAACGAGCTATTGCACCGCTTAACTGTAATAGCTCGTAAGCTGCCAAACGGGTTGTTAGTCCGCCTCGTTGATGATGCTCAGTTCTTTTACGATTGGAACTTGGGTAAAAAGCGAGCGCGGGCTTCAGCCCGTTTAGCGCAGTACACACGTAGTACAAATGTAGGTAAAAGCAATGCTTCTGAATGACTTGCAAATTCGCGAACTGGCGGAAGCGGGTATGATTACACCTTTCGTCCCCGAGAAGATACGAAAGGTTGATGACATCGCAGCAATCAGTTTCGGTGCCAGTTCTTACGGCTACGACTTGCGGTTGGCTCCGGATCAGTTCAAAAGCTTCCGCCATATCCCGGGGACGGTCATAAATCCGAAGCGGTTTAATTCAAAGAATCTGGAGGATGACCCACTGCATACCGATGAAGATGGTAGTTTTTTCATCGCAAGGCATCACTCATACAGCTTGGCTTATGTGTATGACTACTTGAAGATTCCCGAAGATATTACGGTGCTATTTATCGGTAAAAGCACGTATGCACGTTGTGGCATTATCGTAAATACGACACCTGCTGAAGCGGGTTGGGAAGGTCACCTGACCTTAGAAATCAGCAATTCAGCCGACGCTGATGTGCGGATCTACGCTATGGAAGGTATTTGCCAGGCGCTGTTCTTCCGAGGTGAGCCCTGTCTGAAGCCCTACGGTCAGGGGAAGTACCAGAATCAGGCGGCTGGTGTGACTTTAGCGAGGGTGTAGATAATGAGGGCTAACAATCTTTATCATGTTTGCTGTTTTGTTTCAACTGATGATATTTACGGATATTCTGATTGCTTACTGGAATTAGAGAATCCAGAACAAGAAGGGTGGCTTGATGACTTAAGAATAAGACTGTCCCAGCAGATTGCATTAAAGAACTCGCTTACATTTTTTGATCCTAAGTACATAGCAATACTTTCTATCTCCAAGCTCTGAGCGTCGGGGTCTTTTGCACACTCAACTTATCGGTTATGCAGACCCCTATTCAGGAACTGGTCAACGGCCTTCACGCGATGGAACCGATACCGAGGCCGCGCAACCGTGCCGATGTTCCGTACTGCATCACCGCCCGGTGTCCCCTTTGACATGTAATAAGTCAGTTGCTTTGGAGCGATTCCGACTTGTTTGCAGAACGCTTCAGAATCAATCCATTCGGAATGTTTTTCTTGGGCTCGCACCAGGCTGTCTAGTACAGCCTCAATACGTGTGAGGCGATACAACAGCTCGGAACGCTCGTCGGCATCGGGCAACAGGCTCAGTGGCATCGGTCTGATTGGGCCTGTGTAGGCCTAAACTGGTTGAACTATACCCTAAAGCGAACAGCCTTGCATAGCTTTCTGAATCCGGTCAGCTTCGATCCACCGCTGGTAGGTCTGCTGATGGACGGCCAGGCTGTGGCCCATCAGGCGGGCAGCCAGATCTGCAGAGACGCCCCTGCTCAGCAACCTGAGGGCGTAGGCGTGACGCAAAGAGTACGGCTTGGTGCTGACGCGGTCTCGGGTGAGAGCATCAGCGAAAGCTTTGCTTAAGGTTTGTGAAGACTGGGTAGGCCGCTGCAGCTCCCGCAGGCCCCAGAGCTGCACCCAGGCACTTGGGCAGGGGGTCACACGCCGGGAGCCGGTCTTCGTGGCATCCGCGATTTCAATCCAATCGTCATCCAGCCAGGTGAGCTCTGCGCACTCGTGGGGCCTCAGGCCGTAGGCGGCGCACATGCCCCAGGTCCATCGCCAGTGCGGAAGGCGCAGGGAGCTCCAGGCGGCTTCGATCTCGGGATCGGAGGGGATGTCCCGGGGACGCAGGGAGGCTGCCCCGTAGCCCCGGCAGGCTGCCAGCAGGGCGGCGTCGGGAATCCCCAGGGAACGAGCCACCTGGGCCAGGATGTTTCCCTGATCGCGGCGGGCTGCAGAGCCATCAGGGAGGCGCCGCACAGTGCGGAGGAGGATCGCTTCGGTAACAGGGCCCTGGGGCAGCTTGCGGAGGGCTGGGGCCCATTTCTTGGCCCAGGCAGTGGAGCCGCGCTCGGGGGAGTGGCGGTATTTGGTGGCGTGGAGGCGGACTGCAGCTGCGTGAAAGTCGGCATCTGAAATGGCGGCGAGGGTCTTTGGACCTTCCCAGAGATGCCAGTCGAATGAGTGTGAGCGGAGCTGATGTCCGAGTTCGAGGGCCTTGCGTTCTGCCTCCATAACTGTGAGCGATCCCAGGTTGATGCGCTGTTGCTTGCGTCCTGAACCGTCGCGCAGAGGCAAGGTGGCGATCAGTACGTAGGAACTACCGCGCTGCTGAATGGAGCATTTCAGCTTGGATGCTTTCAGGCGGGCATTGGCGCCCACGAGCTCGGGGGCTTGGCTTAAATCTGGCATAAAACTGTGGTGTAGATAGGCCTAAACAGACCTACGTAGGCTTAAAGAGTCGAACCCGTTTCCTCGAAAAACAAAAGCCCTGACTGCGTTTTGAGTGGCAGTCAGGGCTTAGAGTCTAGTGGATTGTCAAGGGGCAATCACTACCCCAAAGTGGTGCGCTACCAAGCTGCGCTACGCCCCGAACTGGGATCTTGGGGGGTGGTCTCCTGGGGTTGGCTTAAAACTGGCATGGTGGAGGCCCCCTTTGATGGGGTCATTTAAGCAGAGCGTCTCTGGGGCCACCGTCTCTTGTCCGCCTCGTTGGCCGAACGGGTGTCGTACCGGAGATTTGCCAGGCTGTTGTCAGAGGTGCCACCAGCACCGTGACAAACGTCGTGCTTGAGGGGCCGGGGGCCTATCCAGGCCTCTAGCACCAGGGTGTGGATCATTCGAGTGCTCACAGCTCCTGTTCCGTTACGTAGGTTGACCTTTAAGTAACCGTCGCGGTCAGGTGTGCCCTTAAGAAGCTGTCCTTTGAGACGGTTCATCCGTCGGCTGCCGTCACGGTTCACCGCCGGGATGAGTCTGTCCAAACTCCGCACCCGTCCCAGGTCGCTCACTTCGTATTGCGCTTCCCAGCCGATGACAGGACGCCACTGTTCTGGTTCAATGGTCATGGTTACTCGGTTATGCGGGTGATCCGAGGAGGGGCAGTTGCGCTGTGCTCTCCAACACCAAACGATGGTAGCCGACCAGTTCATGAATGGGTCGCTACAGTGGCCTATACGGGTTGTTTTCAGTGACTATCGCGGCTCCTGTGTGGCCTTCGGGCATGGTGGGACCGAAGATCAGGCCGCCGCTTAAAGCCGGTGATCACCATTTGATTGCTAATGATATAAATGAGACTATTACTGCGTACACGCATAAAGGGATGAGACTGTGGTCTGTACCGTGTTTATGCAGGGGTCAGGGAAAAGAAGCTGAGTGGCATCGTACCGGAGAAGATACGCCGCCCGGATTGTACATAGTTAACAAGAAGGGTATTTATAGAGATTATGAGAAAAACCCTTCTTCTAGTTTCATGACAGGGGATAGGTGTGCTTACGGTTGGTACTCTCTCGATCTCGTGGGGTTAGAGGGGCAGGAAGGGCCGGATAGTCGACCGTATCGAGACGGGATTATGGTGCATGGGGGTGGAAGCGCTTGTGGCTGGCCCGGAGCATGGATGCCCCGACAAGGTTTATTTGCGACTCTGGGTTGTATTCGTATGCACAATCAGGATTTGAAAGAAAGGCTGATGCCTTTGATAGGGATGGGCAATGTGTATATCTCGGTGCTACAGGAAGCGAAGAGGGTCTAACCCACCCCCGCCAGGGTCATACTTCCCCCGGCGCCTGCGGGGTTGGATGCTCCCACGCTTGAAGCTCTTCCGCTCTGCCCTGGCCCAGTAGCCCCGCAGCTGTAAACATTGCCAGCCTGGGGGCAATTCGAGGATCCGTTAAGACCACAAACGGCTCCTCCAACAGCTCTCCGATTGCGGAAGCCACCTCAGCCACTTGCTCAGCTGCTGCCCTGATGTCGCCATATTCTGTGGCTGTAAACCGCTGCACGAATGCAGCAGATGTGAGCACCCCAATCTTAAACATATCCGCATATCGCAACCCCTGATGCTGCAGCAGCTCTGCGGCCATGGCCTCAGGCGTCAAACCTGCCCTATTGCTGGCCTCGACCCAGCCGTCGATGGCGCGGATGTCAGTGAGGGTGATGGTGAGGCTGTTCATTGGGGGTCTCCAGTCATGGCTTAGGTGGCGATTAGACCCAACGAACGTAGTCTCGCAAGCAACGCATTCAGCTGAGTGATTGCGCTAGCAGCATCCGTTGCATCGGCAACGGCGGCAGGCTGAGCCACTGGAGTGGCATTATAAAATCCAACATTTCCAGTAAATCTTTTAGATCCAGTGATCCTGTCGTGATAGTAAACATTGCCGATATTGATTTGATTGCTAGTCGTGATTGAATCAAGTGCTGCATTAAATCCAATAGCGATATTGTTTGATCCTGTTGTTACTGTAGACCCCGCACCTGAACCCAAGAAGGTATTTTGGTTCCCGCTACTAACCGCAAAGCCCGCCCTAAATCCGAAAAAGCTATTGTCTGTAAGAGTGGTGGCATCAAATCCAGCGCCAGCCTCAAATCCTGCGCAAGTTGTTCTTGAAATCCGGGCGCTGAATGCAGTGCTTCCTTGACCTGCGTATGCGCCCAAGAGCACAGATGATGTTGCTGCAGTTATCCTGGTGCCTGCATTTGAGCCAAGTCCAACAGCTTCAGTAGATCCGTTTGTAACGGAAAGGTATCTTAAGGTCGCTGCACCGATGGCAATAATACCATTGCCCGCAGTACTTGCGCTGCCGAACGCATTTTGCCCAATGGCTACAATGCTAGTGTAGTTTGTAACACTCTGTCCTGCAGATTGCCCAAGAAAAACATTTGATGTCGATACGGTGATTCTTGCGTAAGAAGCGCCGTTCACCCCAAGCCACGCCAGATCACCCAGGAAATTTGATGGACCATTAACCCCCCATCCCGTCCCCGCCGTGTTCCAGTGCGTTGAGCTGGTGCCCGCCGGCTCAATTAACAGATGCGGCTTCGTGGTGGTTGACGTGCCACCCGTGAACCACGTCCCGCTGAACAACTTGGCCGGTGCGCTGGCCGCAGCGTTGAAGGCATTGATCAGCCGGGCCGAGAGCGTGAGATTGCCCGAGCCATCAGCGGTGAGGGTGCTGAGCCCGCCAAAGGTACCGCCATTGTTGAATTGAACCTGGCCGCTGCTGCCACCGGGGGCAGCGCTTACTGGGGCCCAGGTGAGATCATCTTTCAGATACTTCCCGGTTGGGGTGCCGGTAGCAGGCGCCAGGCCTGCCGCCGTGGTACTCGCCAATGGCAACGTCGCATCATCACCCGTCGAGCTGCGCACCTCACGGCTCGCTGCGTCATAGCTGAGGTTGGTGGCCACATTCACCTGGGCCCCGTCCTGAATCCCATCGAGCTTCGTCTTCGCTGCTGAGCCGTTCCACCAGCTTGCGATGGCTTGGAATACTCGGACTGGAGGCCAGGCGCGTCTTTCCATAGACGTGCCCTGTACAGCCTCTGCTTCGGTGGCTGTTGGAGCGCTCCATTCCCTGGAGTCGCTCAGCCTGCTGTCACTGGTGCCAACCGCGCCGATATCTGCAGGGCTCAGCGCATCGGATCCACCAACAGCATGGCTGCTCTTGTGCGCTGTGGGTGTCCTGGGATCACTCAGCGCTGGATTGCCCGGTTGAATTGCTGTTACCGCTAGCGCCCCCTGTGCCACCGTGGCATAGACCGCGTTACCTTCAGCTGCTGTCAGGTAGCCGGGGTGTGGATCTGCTGCAGCTTCATGGGCTATCAAAGCAGCAGCCTGTGCTGTGCTGACAGGCTTGTTAGCATCGCTGGTGTTATCTACGTTTCCAAGGCCTACAGCAGCCTTAGTCAAGCCTGCAGGTTGTACAGCAGAATCTGCCTTCGCTCCTTGAGCTGCAGTGGCGTAAGCTGCGTTACCCTCAGCTGCTGTCAGGTAGCCGGGGTGTGGATCTGCTGCAGCTTCATGGGCTATCAAGGCAGCAGCCTGTGCTGTGCTGACAGGCTTATTGACATCGCTGGTGTTATCAACGTTTCCAAGGCCTACAGCAGCCTTGGTCAAGCCTGCAGGTTGTACAGCAGAATCTGCCTTCGCTCCTTGAGCTGCAGTGGCAGCGCCTATCGCACTCGGGGTGACCCCAAGTGTTTTGTAAGGGAGACTGTTCCAAGCGGTAGTGCCATTGCCGATTTTCTCTTTGTTGGTATCCAGCTCAAGTCCTTCTTCTCCTTGGGCTAAGACTGGGTTTACTGCAGCCCAGTTCGCGGCAGTATCTCTACGTTTTTGAATACGGGTGGCCATTATGCGGCACCTCCACCATCAAGCACGTCAGTATTAGGATTTCCGTAGACGGTCGCGGCTGCCCCACCATCGATGAGTGGTGCTAGGGCGTAGGCGTTAATTCCCGGCGGCCCGGGGTGTAGAACTTCTACGATTTTGACGGGCCCATCCTGTATTACTTCAATGGTTAAAGCAGTCTGTATTACTTCAATGGTTAAAGCGGTCATGAGGCTTCAGAAACATTAAGGTTGAGAACAGCTCGACCTTCGACTAAGTAGTTTCTTGAGCCATCGGGCCATACCCACAAAAGGTCCCAGTAACCTTCTTTAGTAATTTCCCTCGTATCTTCCCAAGACGCGCTTATTTTGACTGTAGATCGTACAGTTGATGTATTGATTACTTGCAGTCTATTAACCCAGAAGACATCTAAATCGAGATACTTACGGCGGCGTCTTTCATTATCGTAGATTGAAGCGAAGATCTGAGATCCCGTGCCGTCATAAGGGAAGCGGAATGTTTCCTCAAGGGACGCTCTCTGAGGAACCAGCAGATCGTAATTCGCAGGCTGAATGCTCATGCAGCAGATTAGCGCTGTATGGATTACGGAGGGAGCGCCAGCCTAATTTCGATCTAGGGCAGGATTATGAGTCCAGAATCCAGCTAAGAAGCCGCCTGCAGCGAGACCGAGGGATTCGAAACCGGACATTTCGTAGCCTTCAGCCCAACAGTCTTTGGGAGAACCGCCGACCTGCCTGCAATCAGCGACATACAGACCCCCGAGGACGAGCCTAAGGGAAACTACAAACAGAGCTGCTATACCAAGTATGCGGTTCATTTGGGTTTTATTATTGAGTGTGATTCAAAGTGAATACGAGGGTTCATCATATTGATTACTACAGGCAGGACAATAGCTACAGTCACTGCTAAGATAACGCCTTGGGCGACACGGATTTTCAAGAGATCAACTTCCTTTTTCAGATTGCTGTGGGTCTCTAAGGCAGTGTTTATTGCGCCACTTACAAAGGATAGCTTTTCCTGCATTACACGTAGCTCGACAAGCAAGTGCCAATGTGTCGGGGGGTGTTGCTCGTCGAATTGGGGCTCAGCCATGTGTCGGGAATCTCATAGAATTTTAAGGCAAAAAGGGGATCAGGGAGTGGCAGCCCCGGTTGCGACAAGACTGATCTCGCCGATAGTGATAAACTCTGCAGATCCACTGATTAGGTTATCAGCGGCGGTGTTGATTACTGTTGACGTAATCTGAATGTCTGCGGTATAGTACAAACTACCTGGGGCTAGTACGCTACAGCTAAGTGTAGGTCGATTTCGTATCATCCAAAATTCAGCAAGTGCATTGGCGCCTGGATTTGCTAGGAATAGCAGTTCAAGTAAAAGGGTACTGTCTTCTTCTGTGGTACTAGCTTGAGAACGCTCAACCAGGAAATTAAGAGAACCGCCACCGCTGACAACACCGGATTTAACAGCATCACCAAATGCTTCGCCAATAGCTGTAGTATCAATTTCATTATGAGATAAGTTAAGAGACCAATCCACAAGATTGATCTGTGTTCGAAAACCCGTGTAAGGTGTAGTAGTACTAGGCGGTACAGCCTGGGGGCTTAACCGTAAGATTCCGTGACGTCCGATGACAGCCATTAGAGAACAGGTGTGATAGTGCCTGTTATTTGCAGAGACAGGGAGATGACTACAGCTTCTCTAACTGCGAATGGGATACTTGCTTGGGTCACAAATGCTGTAACTGTTATTGATTTGCTGAGTACAGTATTAATGACAAATACTAAGGTAACCAAAGCCCCACTGATTATCGTATTGAGAAGAGCGACGGCTTGTGTGTCATCGGGGTCGTAAAGTACAGAGACAGAGCCTGTAGCGCTATTAATACCAGGGACAAAAGTACGGAAGTATTTCTCAACTGTGGTCGTCTCCATGGCCTCCAAAGAGATGTCTAAAGATGCGGATACCACTTTTCCTACCTGATTGCCATCACAGAATAAAGCCGCATTTTTAGTTGTCTGAACCGCCATGGTTCGCGGGCGCTATGCGTTATATAAAGTTTAACGGGCTCGGGGGGATTGGAGAGCTACCCGTCACGCTGACCTTCCAGCTGGATGCTGACGGATTTGTAGCCGGGTACGGCACTTTGATTCACTGTTGGTGCCTGGGCAAAGCGCCATATGAATGTGCCTTTTAATTGACTGCGTAGAGGCTCTTCGATGTCGTCCCAGAGGGCGTTAGGCAGCGTGAGGGAGTCGAATGTACCGTAGGCTTGGTCAAATGCAGCTGTAAGGAGACTTGCGTTGGCGTCTGTGATGTTGGAGTATTCAAGATCTAGGGTGGCGCTATGCGGTGAAGTGCCGTATCTACGTGCTGCCGTTAGTCCCGTGATGAATTTGAACATCTTGACTGCATAAGTACCCTGTGAGACGGTACGGTTTGTCGGTTTTAAAGAAGGGAACGTAACTGCCATTTCAGTATGCCGGATCTCCGATGAGTTCAACCGTGACTGTTTTATAACCCGGTCTGGATCCTTTAGAAAACACAGGTGATTGACTGAAGCGCCAAAGAGGTGAGGAATATGCACTAGAAGGCATGAGCTGAATGTCAGCAATGTCGTAATATCCATTACTGATGTAGCTATTATTCATTGCGTTCATTTCGGATTCAGTCTGTTGTGTGTTTTCAAATCCTGGTGGACGTGGGCCTAGATAAGCGTTGCCTGCTCTTCTCCACTCACCTAGAGACCACATAGTTTTAATATCTACTTGAAACATCCAACTAGAACGAGGAGGTAGAGCCCCTACGCCAATGGGTGTATAAGTAGGATTGGCTAAAGTCGGATTAACAGCAGTGGGGTTGTAAGCAGCGCCTAATACTTGGGCGTAGGTTGGCATGGTGTATATGTGCGTGTATGTCTGCCAAGATGTAGATAAGTTAAATGTTTTACAGATTGTAGGAGTCCAAAAGGAATTATTGCTACTAAATATTTGGCTCTCAGAAACAATTCTAGTATTATTCTGACTTGCTCTAGCTTTGAAGGATAAGGTAACCGTGGAACCAAGTACAGTATTTGCATTTTCAATTTGCTGAAGGATGAAAGAGAAAGCAGTAGTTGTTAGATTATTAAGTGAAATAGTACCTATAGTATGACCGGTGATAAATCTTAAATAGTTATTGGCAGTAAAACTGGAGAGTTCTGTTGGTCCGGAGATTTTTTTCTCAATCGTAAAGGTTCCGGTAGGTGAGTTAGACGGTTCAATATAAGTAGCGGCAAACCATCTATCAGCTAATGGTGATGACCAAAATTCAAAGCCTCCCGATACAGAAAGGGGGCCGAGAGTAGAGCCGAACCATGTGTCTAGTTTCCCGTTAGTGGTAAGAGAAGTAGGGGTAGTCACTAAAGGACTATCTCCAGGGCTCAATTGATTACGGAGTGACTCGCCTAAGTCTGCCCACAGTTCAAGGGGGAGTAAGAGCGTGTGGTAAGAACCTGCAGCATCGTCGTAAGCTCTAGCAATAGCAGCAGCATCTACATCGGTTATATTGGCAAATTCCAAGGACATTACTGTATCAATAGGCCTAGTGCCAAAGCGCCGCGATATACCTGTACCTGCTGGGGATAGTTGACGCCTAACCGGATATTGCCCCTTGGTGAAAGAGCGGTTGGAGGGTCGCAAAGGAGGGAAAGGGACAGTCATGGTTACTGGTTCCGGTCTCGGGGGGCATGTGCGCTGGACATGAATTGGTTATTCATCATATTTTGATAATGACTAGCATCGCAATGTTGCGCGGCCTGTTGGCGTCTGCGCCTGTCGCTCCTCCTGCTGTGCCTGTACTGCCGGTCATGCCGTTGACCGAGATACTGGTGCCGCTGTTAGCGATGGAAATACCGGTGCCGCTGGTATTGATGGAAATGCCAGAACCGGCACCTTTAAGGGCCAAGAATCTCCGCAGTGCCTCTGTTCCTCGTATGAAGCTTGTGATACCGGAGGTACTTTGAGGAGTATTCTCACCTACAGTATTCCAAAAGTTGACTCCGTTGGCATCATAAATAATTTGATTAGCGGTGTTATATAGCTGTATATTATGACTATGGCCAGGGTCGGTGACTGAATGACTATGGCCATTGTCGGTGACTGCATGAACGTGGCCATTGTCTGTAATCGTGTGCCCGTGATTCATGCTGTGAGCATGCTGCTCCAGCTGTCCGCTTTGTGACGTGCCGCGTCCCCGTCCACTGTCCACGCCACGACCATCGTCCCAGCCTCGGATGAATTCACCACGGAGGTCGGGCAGTTTACCGAATGCGCCGTAGGTATTTTGTAGGACTGCATATAGTGGTGCAAAATTAGCAGTGACGCCTTGAACTGTGCCAGTTCCATTGGGTATGGTGTCACCATTGCACTTAAGCCAGCCAGCCGGGGGTGTCGCGCCAGCGAATTGAGTGATGGCACCAGAAGGGGTTAGTCGGTCACTGTTGGAGGCTAGTGCATCTGTAATGCCGTAACCACTAAGGGTTGTAGGCTTGTTAGTGATGGAGCTAAAGGCTGGAGCAATGGTTACTGCTGTACCGACAGATGTTAGTCTGCCCTTAGTATCTACTGTAAAAGGTCTGATTTCTGTGGAAGAATTGTAGGTACCGGCTACAACACCTGAATTAGAAAGAGTAAGAGCTGACGTACCGGATGTACTGGTAGCATCTCCTGTAAAAGCAGGTA